TGGGGGTGCTGCTCGACTCCGCGACCTACCAGACGACCGACGAGGTTCAGGCGCCGAGCGCGATTCGCCAGTGGGACATCGAGCTCCTCACCGCGCAGTCGAACGGCCACGAGGCTGTGGCGGCCGCGATCGAGCGTGTCAACCGAGAGATCGCGCGCGTAGTTGGCGCCGAGCACTTGCTTCTTGGCGCCACGAGCACTGGTTCCCTTGCGCTCTCGAAGGACAAGACCACCAACTTCGTGCTGATCATCGAGTCGGTGCTGCGTGAGCTCGTGGCCGTCTACGAGAGCGACCTGGTCGACAGGCTGTTCGAGATGAACGGCTGGCCCATGGAGCTTCGCCCATCGCTCAAGGTCGACACGCTGCAGAGCCGCGACATCGAGGTCGTGACCGGCGCGCTGCGCGACCTGGCGCAGGCCTCCGCTGCAGTTGGTCCGCAGGACGAGGCCTACATGGAGATCTTCGATCACCTCGGGCTCACCCGCCCGAAGCTCGAGGACCACATGGGGCAGGTGATCCTGAATGATCCGACGCACCCACAGAACCCGATGAACCAGGGCGACCCCGCAAACCCAAACGACGAGGGGGACAGCGAGCCCCTGCCGAAAAACGAGGAGTAGATCATGTTCGTTTCAAACCTAACCGCGCGCGACGAAGCCAACTCGATCACCGCCAAAGTCGACGGTGGCGCCGGCCCCGGAGTGATCCGCTTCTACTCGGGCACCCCGCCGGCCGACGCCGACACGGCGCTCTCTGGCAACACGCTCCTCGCCGAGCTGACGCTGAGCGACCCCTCCTTCGCGACGGCGACGGACAACGCTCCGGGCGCCCTGATCACGCTCGACGTGACGCCGATCCCCGAGGACACCTCGGCAAACGCGACGGGCACGGCGTCCTTCGCGCGGATCTTCGAGTCCGGCGGCGTCTGCATCGTGCAGCTCACGGCGGGCACGTCGGGTACCGAGATCATCCTGAACAGCGCGGCGATCCAGGCCGGCGCCTCGGTGCAGATCACGGCCGGCACGATCCTCGTTCCTGAAAACTAGGCTCCGTGTCGCTGCTCTCTCGACTCATCGCTCCTGCACCGGGAGAGGAAAAGCTCCCGGTGCACCAGTTCATGGCTGCGCTGGCGGAGCTTAAGCGCGCGGCCCCCGGCGTGACCACCGTGTCCATTGCGACGGCATTCGGGCTTTCACCGGCGGAGGAGACCGAGCTCGAGGCGTTTGCAACGCGCCAGTACATCGACGGCATCCAGCGGGAGCTTGTCCACGACGTGCTGATGCTCGGTGAGTACGGGACGTACACGATCGAGAACTGTGAGGATCGGCTCGTCAACCTCACGGTCCCGACGGACCTGCTCCCGCTCACGTACCAGCGCCAGTTCCAGATCATCGCGCGCGGGCTGAACGACTGCGTGCTATCCGGCTGCGCCGTGACTGCGCAGGGTGTGCCCGACATGACGCTCGCCGTGGCGAAGGGGGCGGTGCTCAACGGCAACGCGATGCGCGCGGTGGTTGCGGCCAGCGTGACGATCACAGCGGCGCACGCGACGCTGCCGCGCATCGACATGGTCGTGGTCGACTCCTCGGGCGCGAAGGTCGTGCGCGCGGGCAGCGCGGTGCCGAGCCCGCGGCCCCCGGAGCTCTCGGCCAATGACGTCGCGCTCGCGATCGTCTACGTGGCGCCTGGCGACACCGCGATCGAGTCCAACCAGATCCTCGACACGCGGATCGTGCGCGCCACAGGCCCGGTCTGCATCGGCAAGGTGACCACGCCCGTGGTGCGTGCCAACACCTCCGCGGCGCAGACGTTCGTGTTGCTCACGATTCCGAACGGCCTGTTCCTCGCGGGGCGGATGATCCGGGTCTCCATGGGCGGAACCATGCTGCTCAACTCAGGGAGCCCGACGATCACTCTCGCCATCTCGTACGGCGGGACGACGATGTTCCAGGACGTGACCGGCGCCGCGACGGCGGACGCCGACAGGCTGGCCTGGAACCTCGACTTCGTCCTGGTCGCGCAGGCGAACAATGATCAGTCGTTGAGTGGGACGTTCAAGATAGGTCCGGTCGCCGCGAAGACAGCGCCGACCACAGGCGTGGGCGACATAATCGTTCCTGGCGTGCTGTCCAGCTCCCAGGTCTCCGGACCGTTCAGCGGAGCGGCGGCCGTGGACTCCGACTCTGCCAACCGGGACCTCGTGATACAGCTCACCATGAGCGTCGCGAATCCAAACGACGAGATCGCGATGGAGTACGCCACCGGGGAGCTGTTCTAGCGGAGTCTCATGGCGGGCGCGGCCTACCTCCGAGCGGTTCGCGCGGCGCTGCGGACCACGACCGGCACTCAGGACTTCACCGTCTCCGGCGCCGGCACCTGCGTCGGCTACATGGTCCACATCTCGCGAGGTGTGACCGACGGGACGCTGGTCTCTCACATCGGGATGAGCAAGGGGTGGTGCGATGGCACCAACTCGCTATGCCTCGTCACCTCCTCCGAGGACAACGTCGCCGACTCGAATACTGCTGCCAAGGTCAGCTCGACGCAGGTCGGGATCGTGATCTTGAGCGGGGCCGGCGGCTACGCCGTGCGCGTCGCGCACAGCGCGATGATCACGGACGGCGTCCGGATCAACGTGCAGGCGACGGACGGCGTCGCGTACCTGTGCGACGTCACCATGCTGTTCGGTAGTGCGGCGCAGATGCGCGTCGGATCGTTCGACATGCCGAACGGCTCCGCCAACGACACTCTCGACGTCACCGCCCCCGGTTTCGAGCCGACGTTCGGCGAGTTCATCTTCGGCGGCGGCATCGACAATAGCGAGCCTCCGCTGAGCCCGCCGGGGGCCGGCGTGAAGACCAGCTACGGCCTGGCGGTCAACCTGTTCTCGGGCGTGTCGCAGCGGTGCGTCGCGTACTCGCACGCCGACAACGTAGCCACCTCCGCTCCCTCGCAGGAGCTCTCTGACATCCAGGTCGCCGAGAGCCTCGTGGGAGCCACCACGGCTCCGTTCACCATCGACTGGACGGTCGGCATTAACTCGTGGCTCTCCACCGGCTTTCGGGCGAAGAACCTGCTGGGCGGCAACCCGGGCGCAATCGGCTACTGCGTCGTCAAGCTGGGTGCCTCGCGCGCCACGCTCACCACCGAGGACAGTCCAACCGCGGTCAGCGGCACGACCACGGTCACGCCGGGGTTCACGCCCTGGAGTGCCATCTGCTACTCGACAATATTCACCGGCATAGGCCAGAGCGCCACCACGCTCGCGGGCCAGTTTGGGTGGGGCTTCGCTGCGCAGCAGGGTGAGGAGTTCTCGTTATCGCAGCACGAGCAGGATGCCCAGGCAACCATGAACAATGGATGCCTCGCGGATGACGACGCGGTCAACGTTCTAGCCGCTGCTGGTACAGCCGGCCTCCAGGCGGCGGCATCGTTCACGCCGACTACGTTCGTGCTCACGTTCTCGGTCGTGCTGGGTACCGCGCGCAAGCAGTTCATCCTCGTTCTCGAGAAGGACATCAACTCCGGCACCTTCACTGCCACGCAGAGCTCGCGAACCGCGGCGTTCCAGGAGAAGCAGTCGTTTCTCGGAACGGCGAGCGCGACACAGAGCTCGCGCACGGCAGCATTCCAAGCGAAGCAATCGTTCGTCGGAACCTTCGCGGCCACGCAGTCGAGCCGGACCGCGGCCGCGACCGGCTCGCTCGTCTTTCAGGGCGCGTTTGCGGCGACGCAGAGCTCGCCGAGCGCTCTGGTTGCAGCGTCGCTCGTTTTCCAGGGGGCATTCGTTGCGGCACAGAGCTCGCGCACGGCGGCCTTCGAAGCGCGCGTTCCGTTCACAGCGACGTTCGCCGCAACGCAGTCGAGTCGGACGGCCACTGGTACGGCGCTCCTGGTCTTCCGAGGCGACTTCGACGCTACGCAGGGCTCGCGTACCGCGGCGTTCACCGCGGCGATCCCCTACATCGGGACCTTCTCAGCCACGCAGAGCTCGCCGAGCGCGACCTTTGCGAGTTCGCTCGTCTTCCAGTCGGCGTTCACCGGAAGTCAGAGCTCGCCTTCGGCTGCTGCCACAGGCTCGCTCGTCTTTCAGGGAGCCTTCTCTTCCGCGCAGTCGAGCCCCACCGCCACGTTCTCGGCGCTCGAGCTCTTCCTTGGGGCCTTCGACGGCGCGCAGAGCTCGCGCACCGCGACGTTCTTTGGGGTCTCGGGCGACGTGCTGGTGGGCAACTTCACCGCCACGCAGTCGAGCCCCACTGCGGCTTTCCAGGGGGGGCTTTCGTTCCTGGCCACCGTAGCGGCCACACAGGCCCCCCGCGTCGCTGCGATGGCGGCGGCCCTGGTGTTCCGGGGGGACTTCGCCGCGACGCAGGGGAGCCCCACAGCGGCGTTCACGGGGGGGCTCTCGTTCCTGGGCTCCCTGGGCGCCACGCAGGGCTCCCCCACGGCGGCGTTCACGGCCGGCCTGTTCTTCCAGGGGGCGTTCGCGGGGGCGCAGGGTACGCGCGCGGGCGCGCTCACGGGGCTCGAACGGTTCCTCGCGACGTTCACGGGGACGCAGGGCTCGCGCACTGCGGCTTTCGCGGGCGAAGCGGCGCTCGGGGCGATCACCGGGACCTTCGCGGGCGTGCAGTCCTCACGCATGGCGTCCTTCGTGGCGCTGGTCCCTGTGGCGGGTACACGCTCGTGCCTCGACGGCTCGCGCCAGATTGTGACGGAGCTCGTCGGGGCCTACGCTTCGAGGACCAACCTGATCGGCGAGAGGAAGGTGTGTGACTGATGGCGAACCGCGAGCAAGAGGACGAGGCCTTCGCCAACAACCCGCACACCCAGCGCTACACGCTCGTCGACAACGACTCGACGGACGCCCCCAAGCCCCCGCTCGACCTCACGGACAAGATCGTCAAGTGGGCGCTCTCCGAGATCGACCCGAGCACGGGCGAGTACTCGACCGATGCGATCCTCGAGAAGACCTCCGACAACCCAGGCGAAGTCGTGATCATCGACGCGCTCGGTGGCGTGGTGGACGTCAACATCGAAGACGAGGACACCGCGGCGCTCTCCCCGAACGACTATCACTTCGAGCTCGAGGTTTTCGACGACGCCGGCGAGAACGGAGTCGTGGTGGCGGACGGAGTTCTGACGCTCTTCGCAAACGTGGTGAACACCTGATGCCCACCATCACTGTTGGAACGAACAGCTACGAGACACTGGTCGAGGCGAACGCCTACCTCGACGGTGCAATCCACGGTGGACCTTGGAAGTTCCTTCCGACAGCCACCAGGGAGCGCGCGCTGATCACGGCCTTTCGGGATATTAGCATCTACGACCTGATCGATCCCGAGACAGGCGTCGCGATCGATCCGCTGCTTGCTCCGCAGCCCGTGAAGGACGCGCAATCCGAGCTCGCGTTCGCCTTCTCGCAGGATCCATCTCTCGCAACATCGCAAACCCGCGGCGGCTCGAACACGAAGCGCGTGAAGGCGGGCTCCGCCGAGGTGGAGTTCTGGAGTCCAGAGCGTGGCAGTCGTTTCCCGCCGATCGTTATGCGCCTGCTCGGCCCCTACCTGAGCAGCGCCTCGTCAGGCGTTGGCGGCTCGGAGTCGTTCGGCACGGGCGCGTGCTCGACCTTCGGCGACATCGGTGGTGGCCTGACGCAGGGGTACATGTGATGGCGAGCATCTTTCCGTTCATCCGCGACACCATCAACCGCGAGATCGTCCGCGCGGGTCTCACGCTCGACGGCGTGTTGATCAAGGTGACGCCCGGCACGCGCACGAGCACGAGCCTCACCAAGGGCACGAACCCGACCCAGAAGCAGCACCGCTTCAGGGGGTTCTACGACGACAGCCGGCTGCAATTCCTGCCGCCGACAACGGTCATGGCGGGCGATCGTGTCGTCGTCCTGATCGGCGGATCGATCCAGGGCGGCGTTGAGCCCAAACCCGGGGATCGAATCATCCTCGAAGACGAGAACCACGGCGTCGAGCGCCTCCTCGGGCGCGACCCGGCGAAGGCGACCTACACCTGCCTCGTGCGGGGGTGATGCTTGCCGACGATCTGTGTGCAACGCCGTCGCTCGCGCGTGATCGTGCTCGAGAAGGCCTCGAGCAAGGATCCGATCTTCGAGCTCGAGCGCATCATCGCGTCGATGACGAAGCGTCTGCGTGAGCAGTTCGTCAAGACGCTCACGCGCGTGCGCGACGCGGCGACGCTCAAGAAGATGGAGCGCCTGCTCCTCGCCGGCCGGATCAAGGACGCGATCGAGCTCGGGAAGGAGCACTACACCGCCTTCGCGAACGACTGGGTGGAGGTCTACATCAAGGCGGCGAAGGACACCGCCGGCTTCGTGGGGCGAGAAATCGGCATCATCGCGGTCTTCGACCAGATGAACATGCGCGCGCTGGCGGCGATGCAGCAGAACACGCTGCGTCTCGTGCGCGAGCTGACGCGCCAGCAGGCGGAAGCGGCGCGCGAGGCCATCTTGGAGGGGGTCGCCGAAGGGTGGAACCCTCGCCAGACCGCGCGCGCCGTGCGCGATTCTATCGGTCTCACGGCGAAGCAGGAGCGTGCGGTTCTCAACTTCGAGCGGATGCTGCGGGAGAACGACGCGACGTCGCTGACGCGCCGACTTCGCGATCGCCGATTCGACCCGACGATCCGCAGCGCGCTCGAGCGCGAGGCGGCACTCGACGCGAAGACCATCAAGACCATGGTCGATCGGTACCGAGAGCGCTACGTCAAGTACCGCTCCGAGGTGATCGCGCGGACCGAAGCACTGCGCTCGGTGCATCAGGGGAACGAGGAGATGTACCGCCAGGCGTTCGACTCTGGAGAGCTCTCGCCAGACGAGCTTGTTCGAACCTGGAACACCGCGAAGGACTCGCGCGTCCGCGACACGCACGACTTCATGCACCGCCAGGAGCGCAAGATCGGCCAGCCGTTCACGACTGGTGGTGGAGTTTCGATCATGTACCCAGGTGACCCATCAGCGCCAGCAGAGGAGACTGTTCAGTGCCGCTGCGTGCTCTCCACGCGGTTCAAGATCGACACCGACCCGCTCGAATCGTTCTAGCAGCACGCAAAGCGAACGGCGTCCGCGATAGCCTCCTGGTGGTTCGCCCAAGCCTCCGGCATTGCAACGCGACCCTCGGAGACGAAGAATGCCGCGCACGGTACCCGTGAACGAAACCGCAAACTTCCGCTTCCAGAGCAAGGTCTGCAAGGTCGACGACCGGCTGGGCCTCGTGCTCGGTTGGGGGATCATCTGCAAGTCCGATGGCTCCGAGTACTTCGACTTGCAGGCGGACTCGGTCACCGAGGAGGGGATGCTCGAGGCGGGGCTTGACTTCATGCGCGTCTCGCGCAAGGCGAAGGAGATGCACCGCGGTGGAACGCGTGGCGAGATCGTGTTCGCGTTTCCGATGACAGCGGAGATCGCGAAAGCGTTCGGCATCGAGACCAAGACGCACGGCCTGATGATCGGCCTTCTCCCGGATCAGGACATGCTTGCCAAGTTCAAGTCGGGCGAGCTCACGGGCTTCTCGCTCGGCGGCAAGTGCCTGGAGGCTGACCTGCTGTGATCCTCTCCGGTGGCAAGAAGGTCAAGCGACGAATCAAGAAGCTGTCCGTCGATGAATTCTCCGGCGTCGATCGCCCTGCCATGGAGCCGGCGCTCGCGCTGATCTTCAAGCGTGCACCGGAGGAAGTGGTTCCGACGCGCGAGCAGCGGTTGATGTCCATGCTGCGGAAGCCGGAGCTGGAGAAGTACCAGGACGGCGTCTCGATCATGACCAGCGAGGAGGAGGGCCACGTGCACCTCGTCTTGCTGCACGGGTCGAGCGCTGGCGAGACGTCCTATGGGATCTCGAGCGGCTCGAAGCAGGGGCACGGCCATCCATGGATGATCAATGCCGCCGGCGAGCTCGTGATCGGCGCGAACGAGGACCACACGCACTCGGTGGACCAAGCGTCCTTGCTCGCCGCGATGCGCGAGATCGTGATCGACCGAACGAACGCGCCTGAGGTTGTGCTCGACGTCGTCTTCGCGCACGCGGACGGCTCGCCAGTCGATCTCGAGAAGATGAGCGACGCCGAGGTCCTGCAGGCGCTCGCGTGCGGGTCGTTGATCGTGAAGAACACCGAAGGGGAGAGCATGGGCGACGCTGCCGCTCTCCCCGACGGGTCATTCCCCATTCGCTGCAAGGCCGACCTGCTCACGGCGATCGAGCTCGTCGGCGGCGATGGGGATCAGCACCAAGCCGCGGCTCACGTCGTGAAGCGCGCGCGGGCTCTTGGGCTGGAGAGCGAGCTACCCGGGGAGGGGATGCTCGCGGAGATCGCTGCGGGGCCCGCCGGTTCATCCAACACCAAGGAAACCACGATGACCACCAAGACCGAACCGGCGGCTGGTGGCGTGGACCTTCAAAAGCAGATCGACGATCTCCGCAAGGAGAACGAGACGCTGAAGAAGGCCAACGCCACGGCTACCGCGGTCGCCGCGCTCGCGGATCCCCATCGAGCCCACTACGGCTCGCTGAAGACCGATGAGCTGAAGGCGGCCTTTCTCTCGAAAAGTGAGCCGGAGCGCCAGCGCGAGATCGAAGAGATCCGCAAGGGCGATCCTGTTCTCTACAAGGCTCTCGACGGAACCGAGTTCCGCTCGAGCGACGGCGATCGGATGATCCGGCTCGCGAAGCAGGCGGACGAGAACGCTCAGCGCCTTGCGAAGTCGGAGTTCGAGCGCGCAGAGGAGAACCTCGCCAAGCGTGCGGGCATCGATGCCTCGCATCTTCCCGGCGACGTGAAAGTCCGATCTGCGCTGCTCAAGGCCGTGGACTCGATTACGGACGAGCCCACCCGCACGGCGGTGCTCGAAGCGATTCGGGCCGGCAACAGCGCCATGGCGAAGAGTGGCGATCGCATCGGAACCCGCGAAGTTCCGGGCAGCCCTGGCAGTCCCTCGAGTGATCTCGAGGCGAAGGCGCGCGAGTACATGGCGAAAAACGCCGGGGTCGACTTCTACACCGCCTACGACAAAGTTGCGACGGCGCATCCCGAGCTCGCCAAGGCGGCGGTCAATGAGCAGCCCACGGCTGCGAGGGGTTGACCATGTTCGAAGCTGTCGAATCCCCTATTTCGATGACGGCCGGCGCTGCGATTGCAATCGCTCGGTTCGTTAAGATGAGTGGCGCGAAGGTCATCCAATGCGCCGCTGACACCGACGACGCGGTTGGCGTGAGCATGGAGCCTGCTGCCGCGGACCTCGACCGTATTGCCGTTGCGAAATACAACGGCTGCAAGACGGAGGTCACTGCGGGAGCGGCGATCGTTGCCGGTGTTCCTGTCGCATCCGATGCGACGGGTCGTGCTGTCACTGCCGTGACTGGCGACAGGATTCTGGGTTATGCCCAGACTGCCACCGCGGCTGCCGGCGAGGTCGTCACGGTTCTGCTCGTCAAGGGCGGAATGGTCATCTGATCCCATTGGGGGTCTAGAAGGAGCACAAACAGATGCCTCTTACCAAGCCGCTCGCAGGGGACGTGCACGTCAACCGGCCCCTTACCAACTTCGCGCAGCTCTATCTGCAGAACGAGGCGGGCTTCGTCGCCCTCCGCGGGATGCCGAACATGCCTGTCGCGAAACAATCCGACCTGTACTGGATCTTCGATCGAGACGACTTCTGGCGTGATGACGCCGAGGAGCGTGCGGACGGAACCGAGTCCAGCGGCGGATCCTTCACTCAATCGACCGACCTCTATTACGCGCGCGTGTACGCCCACCACAAGGACGTCACGGATCGCCAACGGGCGAACGCGGACGATGGGATCGACCTCGAGCGCACGGCAACGAGGTACGTGACCGAGAAGCTGATGATCCTGCGCGAGCGGCTCTTTGCCACCGCGTTCATGGGCACCGGCATCTGGAGCACGGACTTCTCGCCGACCACGAAGTGGGATGTCTCGACCAGCAATCCGATTGCGGAGTTTCAGGCGGCGAAGGCTATTGCGCAGGTCTCGACCGGCAAGCGTCTGAACCGAGCGATCTTCGGTCGGCAGGCGTACGACACGCTGCTCAACAACGACGACATCCTCTCTCGCATCACCGGTGGAGCCACGACGGCGATGCCGGCGATGGTTCAGCGCCAGTTTCTGGCGCAGATCCTCGAGCTCGACTCGATCGAGATCATGGATGCCATCAGGGTCACGAGCACGAAGGGTGCTGCCACGACGACGCGGGCCCTGATCGGTCCGACCGACGACGTGCTGCTCTACTATGCACCAATGACGGTCGGCCTGAACGACGTCACGGCAGGCATCCAGTTCTCCTGGACCGGCCTCCTTGGAAGCACCCCCTCCGGGATCCGCGTGAAGCGTTTCCGGATGGAGGAGCTCGAAGCGGACCGCATCGAGGCGGAGATGGCTCTTGCCTACAAGAAGATCGCGGCGGAGCTCGGCTACTACTTCAACAACGTCACGACCTGATGATGGGTAAGGGGGCGGGAGCGCAGGCTTTCGCCCCCTTACAGCAAACGCTCAAATCAGAGGACGGCACATGGCAGAACCTGTTGCACAGTCGCAAGCGCCCGGATCCGGACAGCTCCGGATGCCTGGGAAGCCGCGCTTTCGGCGCAGCGATGTCTGGGTGGTCGTCCGTCCCATTCGCAGAACGAGCCGGGAGTTTATTCCGATCGGAACCGAGATCGCGGCGTCGGAGTTTCGGCGTCACCACCTCTTCGCGCTCTGGCGGCGGAACCGGATCGGTCCAAAGGGCCATCCATGGACCGAGTACCTGGTCGCGCGTCGGCGCCTTAAGGACGGCATTCCCCCAACCCCAGTTGCCGATGAAGGGCTCGATATCGAGAATCTCGGCGGCGGCTGGTATCGCATGTCGAAAGACGGCGCGGAGCTCGCCAAGGTGCAAGGGACCGATGCGGCAAACCGCTGGCTCGAGGAGCACGGCTACAAGCCGATGGCCTGAGAGTGCTCACCCTTGGCCAGCAAGCAGACCCGGTTCGTGGTGCAGGAGCTGACGCTCTTCACGGAGAAGAACATCAAGCGTCTCACGCTGCTCGTGCACGCGAACCTGGTCGCGGCTCCGAGCGAGGGCGGCACGCCCGTCGACACGGGCTGGGCTCGAGCGAATTGGGTGCCCGCCATCGGATCTGCTCGATCGGGCACCGTGGGCACGCGCGCCTCGGCCGAGAAGGGGAGCATCGACCTTGGGCCGGCAGAGCGGGGCATCGCGATCGTCGCGACGCGCTACAAGCTTCGGCAGGGCCCCATCTTCGTTTCGAACGGCGTTCCCTACATCGAGAGCCTGAACGACGGGAGCTCTGGTCAGGCTCCGCGCGCGTTCGTGCAGACCGCTATCCTTCGAGCCATCCGACAGGTTGCGCGCGCGGCCTGACCATGCCGACCTTCGAGGAAGTTCGCGAGTCGATCTACCAGCGCTGGCGCGACGGCTGGACGGCTACCGTCGAGTGGACGTTCGCAGGCGAGCCGTTCGACGAGCCCCGAGAGGAGAATTGGGCGCGGCTCACCGTGCGAAATCAGGTGACGCCGAGCCACACACTTGGGCCCATCGGCTCGCGCAAGTTCACGAGGATTGCGGCGATCTTCGTGAACTTGTACACGCCAATCGACAGCGGAGAGGGCGCGCTCGATCCGCTGATGAAGGCGGCAAACGACCTCTTCGAGGGAGTCAGCTTCGCGGGGATTCGATCATTCGCTTCGGACGCGCGCGAGACGGGCCAGGAGCGCGGCATCTGGAACACGGCCATTGTGGAGGTGCCATTCGACTTCCACGAGACGAAGTAGGAGAACGAGACTATGGGACGCACGCTCACCAACAACTTCGCACTGGCGTTCGCAATCCAGCAGTCCTTCGGAGTGCTTGGCGCGTCGCCCGCATGGAAGCTGCTCGAGCCAGAGGACGTCACGACCTGGGGTGCGGAGATCGCGACTGTCGCGCGCGCGCCGATCTCCCCGAATCGCCAGCGACGCAAGGGCACGATCGTTGACCTCGACTCCACGGTCGAGTTCGAGGTCGACCTGACCGTCGACTCCTGGCTCGACTTCGTCGAGGGCTTCATCTTCGCGCTCGCCACCAACTACCGCCTGAAGTCGGGGGCGCTCTGGGACAACCTGAAGGTGGACAACGACGTTCCCGGCGTGGGGGTCGCAGGCTTCACGCACGACGCGATTGCTGCCGCGATGCCCGAGCACCAGCTCGTCTACGGCCGCGGCTTCGCGCAGTCGATAGCGAATGCGCTCTTCGAGGTGGACGCGGCGGGCACAACGACGGAAACGCCCGTCAAGGGATCGCCAGCGTTCATCGACGAGGACCCCGGCAATACGGCGCTCGCCACGATCGAGACCGCGGGCTGGCGTTTCACCGACCTTGTGTGGACGGACGCCACGAACACACTTTCCTCTGCGCTCACGAACCCGAGCCTTATTGGGCTCACGGTCGGGCAGCTTATCCACATCGGTGGACTCACCGGGGCGACGCAGTTCACCAATGGAACCGCGTACGCGCGCGTGCGATCGATCGCGAACACGGTCGGTGGTGACATCGTGGTCGACAAGATCACGAACAGGCTCGGAACCGGACTGAACGGTGGCGGCAACCAGGCGGCCGATGCTGTTGACCTGCTCTTCGGGCTCTTCATCCGCAACGTCCCGGTCAGCCATGCTTCCTTCCTCGAGCGCTACTTCGACTTCGAGGGTTCGTGGCCCAACCTCTTCGAGACGGACCCGCCGACGCCGGTCCCAGAACCTGACGGCTTCGAGTACGCCGAGGACAACCTGGCGAACGGCATGCAGATCAACATGCCGGGCCAGGACAAGGCGACGCTCACGCTGAGCTTCATCGGATCGGACACGGTTCCGCCCGTCGACAACGCCGATCGCGAAACCAACGCAGATACGCCCGCGCAGCCTCGCCAGACGGCTGCCTTCAACACGACGAGCGACTTCGTTCGCTTGCGCATCCAGGACGTCGACGAGACCGGACTCACGACCGATCTCACCGACATGACCACGTCGCTCTCCAACAACGTGGGCCCCGAGAAGGTGCTCGGGTTCCTCGGTGCGCGCTTCCTGAACTACGGGAACTTCGAGGTGGACATCGAGACCACCGCGCTCTTCACGAGCCCGAACGTCATCGCGCGCATCCGCGGCAACACGACCTGCTCAATGGACTGGGCAATCCACAACGACGACGGCGTGGTTGGCTTCGACATCCCCTCTCTCACGCTCGGCAACGGCGGCCGCGAGCTCCCGCGAAACGAATCGGTCAAGGTTGCGTTGACCGGCCAAGCCTTCCTGGATCCGGTTTTCGGGACGTCGCTGGGGGTCTCGATCATCCCGATTGTTCCGACGGCCTGATCGCGACGCCTAGACCCGGATCCAGGGACTTGGCATTCTTTCGAGGCGCTCCTCAACCGAGGGGCGCCTCGTAGTACTTTCAAGAAGGAAGCCCCGGCATGGTTAGCAGATTCGAGCATCTCAAAAAGCTCCACATCGACGGGAAGACAACGGCTCGCTTCGAGATCAGCCAACTTGACACGCCCCCCGGTTCGAAGAACAAGCACCCGGTGCTGATCGTTCGTCCAGCAACGGAGGAGAACAAGGAGTTCTGGAACCAGGTCGTCAAACGGCTCGCGAAAAACTCGAAGGCGTACAAGGGCGGGCGCACTCCGCAAGACGTGCTCGACGACAACTTCGACGAGGACCTCAGGCTATACCCCCTGTTCGTGATCGATGGCTGGGAGGACGTCTACGAAGACGGGAACAAGCCCGCGCCGTTCTCCTCGAAAGCGGCCGCGGAGTACATCCAGGCACTCCCGAGGTGGATCTTCCAGCAGGTCCGAAACTTCTGCGCCGACCAGGAGAACTTCATCCAGCCCGAGATGCCCACCCACGCGGAGGTCGTGGAGCAAGCGGGAAACTGAGGGCGCGGCTCCTCTGGGAGCTCCGATACCTCCGCGACGGTTGGTCGGTGGAGGAGGGGGCCAAGAAGGGCCGCGAGCCACCCGACTGGTACGTGGACGAGCCCGAGATCCTTCCGGGAGAGGGTTTCTACCTTCGCGCATTCTGGAGCCTGTCCACCGAGCGCAGCGTTGGGCAGGTTCTCGGATGGATCCCCTGGAGCCGCGCGATCGACTACGCGTCGAAGGCGGGCCTTGACGCCGATATGATCGGGCCGTTCTGGACGATCATTCATCTCATGGACGGCGGGTACATGGAGTGGCAGTCGAACGAGTACAAGCGATCGGCCCGATCCATGGAGGGCGGCGGCGTCAAGAAGCCCGTGCCCGGAGGCGATCGCAAGGTGAAGCGACGCGCAGGCGGCAGACGGCGGTGACGGATTCTAAGAAGCCTGGACGGCTATACCTCGTCACAGCGCCGAGTGGAAAGCGGTACGTCGGCATTACCTGCCGCAGTCTCGGTCGTCGATGGAGCGATCACGTTGGCCATGCTATGCGCGGCGGGCGGAGCCACCTCGCCGCTGCGATCCGGAAGTACGGAAGAGCATCGTTTCGAATGGAGACGATGCTCCTCGCGGACTGGGACTACCTGAACAAGATCGAGCCGAAGGCAATCGTCGCGCTTGGGACAAGGAGTCCGCACGGGTACAACCTCCGAGAGGGGGGCAGTAGGTCGTCCCCGCACGAGGAGACCCGGAAGAAGATGCGCGCAGCAAAGCTCGGCAAGAAGCACAGCTTTGAGACACGCGAGAAAATGAGTGCGGCGCACCGCGGTCGTGCGCCATCGCCCGAAACGCTGGCGGCGTCTCGCCTGGCGAGGATTGGATCGAAGCACTCGGATGAGGCCCGCGCCAAGATGAGCGCATGGCAAAGTGGTCGGCCTTCGGCGAGTGAGGATAGTCGAAGGAACATGAGCGCTGCTGCGGTGTGTGCTTGGAAGCAAAGGAGGTCGAAATTACCGACTTCCGTATAAATGTAATTGTCGATCCCGCGCAGGCACCGCGCGGGATCGCGACCGTTGAGCGATCGCTCACGCAGGTCGAGAACAAGGCCGACAAGATGCGTGGCGCGATCGCGCGGGCACTCACCGGTGTGAGCGTCGCAATCCTCGTGCGCGAGCTCGGCCAGCTCGCCGACGCATACACGAACGTCCAGAACCGGCTGCGCACGGTCACCGATGACCAGGAACGGCTCGGAGTCGTCACCGACGAGGTCTTCGCCATCGCGGACCGAACGCGATCTGCGTTTGATGCAACAGCCGAGGTCTACTCGCGCGTGGGACTGGCGGCAAAGGAGCTCGGGCGCACCGAGCTGGAACTCCTGCGCTTCACGGAATCCCTGAACCAGGCCGTGATCCTCTCGGGCGCGAGCGCGGACGAGGCGCGCGCCGGCCTGATACAGCTCTCCCAGGGTCTTGCGTCGGGAGCCCTTCGCGGCGACGAGCTTCGATCGGTCCTCGAGCAGCTCCCTGTGGTGGCGGACGTCATCTCGAAGAGCATGGGGATCACCCGCGGCGAGCTCCGCCAGCTCGGCGCAGAGGGGAAGATCACCGCCGACATCGTTCTCGACGCCTTCAAGGGCGCGCGCGAGGAGCTCGAGGGGCGCTTCGCGAAGAGCGTTCCGACCATCAGCCAGTCCTTCACGGTGCTGCGTAACAACCTGGTGCAGTTCGTCGGCGAGATGAATGAGTCGAAGGGTGCGAGCGCTGGCGTGTCGAGTGCGATCCTCGTGCTTGCCGACAACATCGACGACGCAGCGAACGCGGCGCTGCTCCTGGCTGGCGGAGTGGCGGCGATCAAGCTCACTCCGATCATCACCGACTCGGCAACGGCGGCGAGCAACTTCCTGCAGATGAGCCAGGCCGTCGTTGCAGGGAAGGCGGTCATGCTCGGATCCGCAGAGGCGGCGCGCCTGTTGGCTCTCGAGGAGTTCCACGCTGCCGAGGCTGCAGCCGAGCACACAGCAGGGGTGCTCGCGAGCACGAGGGCCCAGGCGGCAAATGCGCTGGTGGTCACCGAGCGGAGCGCGGCGGACGCTGCCAGGGTTCTCGCCGCGGAGCGGATCGCGATTCTCGAGGCGGAGAGCGCTGTTGCAACAAACGCTCTCGCTGTCGCCCAAGCCGAGGCGGCAAAGACTGGCGCGGCGCTCGGGGCGGTCTATACCCCCCACGCGACGACGCTCGGCCGGCTCACTGTCCTCGAAGAAGAGCACATCGCGGCGACAACCGCGCTCACGGCCGCTGAGGAACGCGCGGCGATCGCGGCCCAATCGGTTACGACGGCGCGCTCGTCCGCGACGGTTGCCCTGGAAGCCGAGATCGCCGCGTCGAAACAGGCAACGGCCAACGCCGTCGTTCAGGCGGCCACAACGAAGCAGCTCACAGCCCTCGAGGTAGAGAACGCTGCGGCGGAAGCGGTGGCTGCGGCAGCGAAGGCGAAGCTCGCCCTTGCGACGACGAAGACGACGCTTGCCTACAAGCTGATGCATCAGCAGTTCAAGGTGAGCCCGTTCCTGATCCTGATCGCGAGCGCCGCGGCTGCGGTGGTGGCGCTTCGCAAACTCGACGAGTACCTGGATCTCGTCAGGGACAGCCAGGAGGCGATGCAAAAGGGCGCGAAGATTGGCCTGAGCGACTTTGCCAAGGTCGGCGCGGACATCACGCGCCTGCAGGGTGTCGCAGCCCGAGTGCAGACGGAGATCGATCGGTCGTTCGCAGAAACTGGCAAGGTCGACGCCGAAAACATCCGCATTCGGGATCGGTACGCGGCGCAGATCGCGGAGCTGATCAAGAAACAGGACGCGCTCAAGCTGAACACCGCGGCAGCGCGCGAGGCGGCTCGCAAGCAGCGCGAGGCGCTCGCGGAGGCAAACTCCGAGTTTGGCAAGACGATCGAGAAGCTGAAGCAGGACGCCGTTCTCCTCCAGAAGTCAAACCGCGAGCGCGAGGTTCAGGCGGCGCTGCTTGCGCGAATCGCGGCGATCGAGAAGGACGGGGCGACGCTCAATCCCGAGCAGAAGAAGGAGATCGAGGACCTCCTGCGCCGCAACCAGGTCCTGGAGGACCAAGCCGGGATCCTCGACATGCTTCGCGGCCCCCAGGAGGAGTTCACCGCGAAGCTCGCAGCCGCGCAGGCGCTGCTCAAGGCGGGCACGATCACCACGGAGGAGTTCAACAAGGCCATCGCCGATCTCGCGGCGAACGCCGATGGAGTCGACCTGGCGAAGATCGCGGTACCCGGCCAGGCGGAAGGGCCGGATCTCGGGTCGAGCGTGCAGAGCCTGCGCGACCTGATCGCGGAGAGCCAGAAAGCCCTCGAAGCGGATCTCCTGCGCGCCGAGGTCCTGCGCGAGATCAAGGGCCCGATCGAGGAGCTCACAGCGCGCGAGCGGATTCTGGAGGAGCTCCACAAGGAGCGCACCATCACGGACACTGAGTACGCGAACGCGATCGGAAATGTGCGTGCGCAGATTGCCGAGCTCGCGGCGGCGTCGCCGGAGGAGAAGCGCGCCAACGCACTGATGCAGGTCAACGACGCGCTCGACGAGCAGCAGCGCCTGCTCGGCATGACGAACGACGCGCGCGCGGTGGAGGTCGAGTTGCTCTCCATCGAGCGTGACCTCCGCGAGGACGGCATCGCGCTCGAGCCGGCGGAGCGGGAGGCTCTGCGCACGCGGCTCGAGAACCTCCAGGCGCTCGAGCACCAGGGCCAGCTCCTGGAGAGCCTGCGCGGGCCGCAGCAGCAGTACAAGCTCGACCAGATGGCACTTGGCAAGGCGTTCCTCACCGGGGCGTTGAACATCTACGAGTATGCGGCGGCGCTGGAGGCGTTGCGCCTGAAGCAGGACGAGACGGCCAAGTCGACCTCGGTTTTCGCCGACTTCGCAAAGAACGGCTTCCAGCAGGCAGGTGCCGCGATCGTCGAGTTCGCGGTCACCGGCGAGGACCGCTTCAAGGAGTTCACGATCAGCCTGCTCCAGGACCTCGGGAGGCTGCTCGCGCAAAAGGCACTGATCGCGCTGCTCGATGCGTTCACCGGAGGCGGCGCGAGTGCCGGCACGGCGTTCTTCGGAGCCTTCGCGGGCAAGCAGCACGGCGGCCCCGTCGAGAAGGGCGAGACCTACGTGGTGGGCGAGCGCGGGCGCGAGCTCTTCACCGCGCCGAGCGACGGGAAGATCGTTCCCGCCGGCGAGACGGCAGCGATCCTTGGTGCGCAGCAGCAGGCCCCGATCGTCAACGTGAGTGCACCGCCTGCCAAGGTGAACATCGTCAACGTCTCCGACCCAGACGAGATCCCCTCGGGTATCGAGTCCGAGGCCGGGCAGCAGGCTGTTCTGAACGTGATCCGCAAGCACCGGCGGAGCGTGAAAGGGATCACCGGATGACCTGGAACAGCGGAACCGCGACCAACTACCGCGATCTATTCAACCAGCTCATCCAGGTGGCCACGAGTCGCCACCTCGCCACGGTCGCAGTCAACGCAGGCGGCTCGGGCTACGTGGTCGGAGACGTGCTCGGGCTCACGAACACGGGCGCCACGTTCTCGCACGTCGCGCAGGTCGAGGTCCGCACGGTCGGCGGCGGTGGCGCCATCACGAGCCTGCGGATCTGGCGGGGTGGCGCGTACACGGTCGATCCGACGACGACGACCGGCAACGCGCTCACCGGCGGTACCGGGACGCTAGCAACGGCGAACCTCACCTTCGCGGCGACGGGCTGGTCGACCGAGATGCGCACGCAGCAGGCGGTGAGCGCCGTCGTCGCAGCCGGCGGCTCGGGCTACTCGGTCGGGAACCTGCTCACGGTCGTTCTCGACGGAGGGGTACAGGGCCACGGCGGCGTGGCGGCCGTCTTCCAGGTAGCGACCCTTGGAGGTGGCGGCTCCGTCGCGACCGTGACGCTCTCCACTGCCGGCAACTACGAGAAGGTCCCCACCAACCCGGCGGCGACGACGGGCGGCGCTGGCACCGGAGCAACGCTCACGGTCACGTGGGGGAACGCGACCACGCAGGACAACATGCTCGCGATCCTCACGGGAACCGCGGGCGGCGCTGTCGACCCGATCGTCGGGATCAAGCTCTGGCAGGGCCTTAACAGCACTGGTGCGATTACGACTTTCAACTGGGCACTGTTCGGGATGACCGCGTTCGACGACACGCAGGCCTTCCACGAGCAGAACGACATGAGCCCCGGGCTCGCAGCGGACGGCTCGATCATCGCCGGAAACCTCGGCGTCTTCGTTCCGCTGAAGGACACGACAGCGTTTAACATCACCTGGTGGATCAGCGCGACTGGCCGTCGAATCATGGGCGAGGCGAAGGTGCAGACGGCATCGACGACCTACTACGTCCCCTGGCACCTTGGTCTTCTGAATCAGCTCGGCACGACGACCGAGTTCAACTACCCGCTGTACATCGCAGGCTCCACCAATCGGAACACCGGCTACTTCGCGGACACGACCGGAATTATCTCGGGCCTCACCGAGTGCATCTTCCGCGTGAGCAGCGGGGGAGCGGTGCTCTGGTGGCCGGACGGATCCTACTGGAGCACGATCCGAAACGCGTCCATCGCGAGCGACACCACGTTGACGGTCACGCCGGGCGGAACGTCGAACGACGACAACGGCGTGTATCCGATGTTCCGCGGCGGCCCGAACCTCGCAACCGAGGACACAATCACGTCGGACGGCGGCGACGCTTTCAACTGGGACGCGATCCTCTTCAATGATTCTGGCGGCGCGCTCTCTGTCTACCCGACACCGAACACCGGAACCGACGTTGACATCCTGGTTCCGGCGATCGTGCTGCGAACCGACAGCTCCGTGGTTCCCCAGAAGAACGTCAAGGTGGGGGAGATCGACGGGCTCTACTGGACTTCCGCGGCGAGCGGTCAGTCCTCCGAGGACGACATCCTCGTCGGGACGAATCGCTACAGGCTCTTCCAGAACGGGAACCGCATCCAGACGTATAGCTTCTGCGCGATGCGGGAGGACTGATCGATGTTCGAGACCGGAACGGCGACGGGAATCGCGGACCTGCTCACGAAGCTCGGCGTCTTCGCGACGACGGTTGCTGGGACCTGGGTGCAGGACCAGCTCGACACGGGAGGCGGAAGCTTCGCGCTGCACAAGACCGGCGCCTTTGGAAGCATCTACGTCTCGTTTCGCTGGGACACGGCGACCCCCCAACACCTCTCCGTGCACCAGGCGCTCGGCTACACAGGCGGCAATCAGCCAGGCAACCATCCGAACGACTCCGGCAACGGCTACAACGCGACCTCGAGCCATGTCGACACGAACCTGGCGCTCGAGCGGCACGTCTCCGACCTAGGTGTGGGCCCGTTCCCGAGCTACCACTTCTTCGAGGACGACCACTACATCCACGTCGTCGTCGAGGTGGCGACCGACCACTTCCGTCACTTCGGCTTCGGTCTGCTCAATCCGAAGATCGGCGACTGGACTGGCGGCGAGTACGCGTACGGCAACCGGATGAGCACCGGGACCAACCACAACGCGATCAGTGCCTCGGATTACGCGCTCCTCGACGGCATCGCGGACGAGGCGGACAACATGGCGACGCTCCACGTGGAGGGTCTCGAGGGCGAGGCGGGCGCGTCGAAGTGGATGGTCGTCTTCGGCAACGCGGCGACGAGCACGGAGACCGACACGGCCGGCAACGCGCGCGAGCGCGGCCAGGGGGGATTCCGCGGCGGGCCGGCGGCGATCGAGATGGGCAATTTCAACGGCGACGCGCTCGCTGGCAACGTGCCCATGTACTCGATCGGCGTCTGGCACAAGGACAACACGCTCCAGCGCGTCTACTTCCTCGGCGACATGCCCGACGTGCGGGCAATCAACATAAAGCACTTCCAGCCGAAGGAAGAGGTGGTGATTGGTGGCGTGACGTGGGTCGTCTTCCCGTTCGCGCTCAAGACCCTGGACAACGTCGCTGGGCGCACATACCACTCCGGCATCGCCTACAAGAAGGTGACGACCTGATCGATGACGACGCGCCCCGGACAGGTCGTCTCGACCTCGATCGAGGCGACGCCCGTCAACAACGACGTCCGCGCGGACATCGGAGTCTTCCCGCGTAAGGCGATCGAGTGCTCTCCGCCGATCATCGCCGGTCCACTGACGCTTGCCGCCGAGCCGCCCCCGCCCACCACAACACGACCCGGGGCCGTCGTGCAGAGTCTTGCCGCGGGCGAGGATTTCTTCGAGCTCATGCACGTCCTGCCGCGCTCGTTCGACTTCGGCTTCGTGCTCACGACACAGCTCGTGCCGGTCGAGGTCTTCAACGGATACCGCCGGCAGGACAACCTCTGGAACGCGTGGGTGAACAATGCGGGCGCTGGGGTGAGCCTGCTCGGCATGCCATCGCTCCCCGTCACGGTCTTCGCGCTCGGCGGGATCCTGATGGATCTCGAGGTGACACCGAATGGGCCAGCGATCGTCGATACCACGCTCGACTTCGTCTTCAACGTCTCGACGATCTACACGCCGATCACGCTGCAGCGCGTGGTGCTGCTCGTGAACCGCCCGGAGAACGGCTACGACGAGATCCTCGAGTTTCTGACCGACATTCGAACACGCAAGGACGGCAGCGAGCAACGCAACTCGGGACGCAAGAACCCTCGCCAAATCTTCGACCTCGAGATGTTTCTCGAGGAGGGCTTGGACGAGGAACGCGCGAGGTTCGAGAACTTCCTCTTCGACTGGCAGAGCCAGGTGTTCGGCGTCCCGGTCTGGCACGAGGAGACCGCGCTCACGGCCGCGGTCACGGCTGGCGCCACCACGCTCCCCGTGCAGTCGACGGCCTTCGCGGATTTCCGCGTCGACGGCCTGGTGGCGGTGATCGACGAGCTCACCGGAGCCACCGACGTGGTGGTCTCGACGGTCATCAACCCCACGTCGATCGAGCTCGACAACGGCGTTGCGAACAGCTATCCCGCCGGCGCGGCCGTCCTGCCGCTGCGCGCAGCCACTGCCGAGCCACTGATCCAGGGACAGCGCGAGCTGAACGAGGTCTCGCGCGTCAAGCTCCTCTTTAGCGTGATCGACAACGACATCAGCATCGCGAGTCTCGCGGCCTTCCAGTCCTTCGACGGAAAGCTACTCCTCTCTGGGTACATCTTTTCCGATGGGCAGTCGCAGGAGCTCTTCGAGCGCCAGATCACGAAGCTCGATCCGGGGACGGGCATCGTCTATCGCGACTCCCAGTGGGACCGTAACAAGCGCGCGAGCGCGTGGACGGCTGTCGTTCGCGGCAGGCAAGCCGGCTGGGAGCACCGCCAGATGCTCCACGCGATCCGCGGCCCGCAGATCAGCTTCTACGTGCCAACGCAGCGCGACGATCTGGTGCCGATCATGAACCTCAACTCCGGATCAGCGGCGCTCGACGTGGCGAACGCCGGCTACGCGCAGTTTGTGCGCCAGCGAGTTCCGAAGGCCTCCATCCGAGTCACGTTCAACAACGGCGACCCACAACTCCTGCGCTCGGTTCTCACGTCGGTTGAGGTCGACGCGACGCGCGAGACGCTCACGCTGAACGGTACCTGGCCAACGACCTACACGCCGGCGCAGGTGGATCGGATCGAGATTGTCGAGAAGGTCCGCTTCGACAGCGATACGATTCGCATCCGCCACGAGGGGGCCGGCGGTCAGGTTTCCCGAATCATGGCCCCGCTCAAGACGCTCTTCGTATGAGCTACGGAACCTTCGAGACGAGCACCGAGCTCGGCCAGCCCGTCGAGGTCTACCGCTTCACGGCTGGCGCACAGTCCTGGTTCTACACCTCGGGCGAGGACATGGTGACGCTCTCCGCGCAGGACTACCTGCCCGAGACGATCGAGCGCGGCGTAGTTACGGATGGCCCCGAGGAGCGCGGCGCCAACTTCGAGGTGACGGTCCCAGGAACCAACCCAGTCGCGCGCCTCTTCATCCTGATGGTTCCAGGCGTGCGCGTGCGCGTGGAGGTGCTGCGCTTCCATCGCAACGACACTCCGGTACCAGAAGCCCTGCGCATCTTCGACGGCTTCGTGATGGCGGTCTCCTTCCAGGAGAACATGAAGATCGCCAAGCTCGCCTGCCGGCCGGCGATCGCGGTCCTTGGGAGAGTCATCCCACGCTTCACCTTCCAAATGCCGTGCAACCACGTCCTCTACGACGACGGCTGCAAGGTCGACGACACCGACTCAAGCTTCCGCGCTTCCGGAAAGACCGTCTCCGCATCGGACGGAACGCTTCTGACGGTCGACGATCTCGCCGGATTCGGCGACGGCTGGTTCGACGGCGGCTATGTCGAGGCGATCGGATCCTCGGATGTGCGCTTGATTCTCCGCCAGGTCGGGGACGACCTGACACTCCTCCTGCCGTTTGCCTCGACACCGGAGACCGTGAACGTGTTCGCGGGATGCGCGCACAACATCCAGGTGTGCGGGGCGAAGTTCGGAAATATCCTTAACTACGGTGGACACGCGTTCACCCCGATTCGGAATCCTTTCGAGACCGGAATCGACTAATGGCAAAGCGCGGACCGAAGAAAGGATCAAAACACAGCCATCGCCGGGTTGCCGCCAGAGAGATCCGCGGCATGAGCGAAGAGGCGCTCCGCGCGCATCGGAGAACTATAAGCGACCGACATCGCGCGCGCCAACTTGGACTAGCCATCGATCAATACAAAGAGCTGCGGCGTCTAGCGCAGGAAGGTGCTTGCGACGTCTGCGGCGATCCTCCGAACAAATCGCCGCGCGGAGCATTCCCGGAAACGCTGCATATTGATCATTGCCACGAAACAAATCGGATACGCGGCCTTCTTTGCTCGCGCTGCAATCGTGCACTTGGATACTTCCGCAGCAATCCACGGCTCCTGCGCCTGGCTGCTGAATACCTCGAGCGGTTTCTAGGAATCGACTGATGGGCTTCTGGCTGATGTTCTTCGTCTACGCAGCACTCTTCGTGCTGACGGACCTCCTGACTCCGAAGCCCGAGCTCGAGGACGCAAAGCCCGCCGGCATCGGCGACTTCCAGTTCCCCACTGCGTCCGAGGGGCGTGTCGTGCCGCTGCTCTGGGGCACGTGCATGCAGAAGGGCCCGAACGTCACCTGGTGGGGCGATCTGCGCCAGGTCCCGATCACGCACAAGGTGAAGACCGGGCTCTTCTCCTCGGAGAATCAGACCGTTGGCTTCAAGTACTCGCTCGGAATCCAGCAGGCGCTCTGCCGCGGACCGGACGTGCAAATGCTCGGCGTCTGGATTGGCGAGAAGCGTGTCTTCGAAGGCCTGCTCGAGGACGGCGACACCTTCACGATCGACGAGCCCGAGCTCTTCGGCGGCGACAAGCTCGGGAACGGCGGCGTGATCGGCACGCTCAGGTTCCACGCAGGCTCGCTCACGCAGGCTCCCTCGAGCTACCTCTCGCAGTTTCAGAAGGAGCCTCCGGAGATCGGGGACACTCCCGGATACAACGGCGAGTGCTACGTCGCGCCGGATACCGAGCCGACCTACGTTGGCAACAGCACGTCGATCAAGCCGTGGAAGTTCGAGCTCCGTCGCATCCCGAACGGGCTTGGTCTCACGATGGCGAACGCTGCGCTGAATGGCGGCAACGACGCCAACATCATGAATGTCATCCTCGAAACGATGACGAACACGAATTGGGGCCTCTCGATCGATCCGGCGGAGATCAACACAACCAACTTCACCACGAAGGCGCTCGTGCTCGCCTCGGAGGGAAACGGCTTCTCCATGATTCTCGATCGGCCAATCGAGGCGGAGGAGCTGATCGAGATGCTCGAGAAGCAGGCCGATGGCGTGATCTTCTTCAACCAGGTCAGCGGCAAATGGGAGATGGCGCTCGCGCGCGACGACTACGACGTCGACCTGATCCCAGAGCTCGACGCGTCGAACATCCTCGAGATCCGAAGTTTCACGCGGAGCACCTGGGAGGGAACGACCAACCAACTCCGCATCGAGTTCCACCAGCGCACCGACGAATACAAGCAGGCGTTCGGCTTCGCCCAGGACATGGCGAACGTGCGCATCCAGGGAGGGGCCAACGTCTCCGCGACCGAGTCCTACCCTGGCGTGAAGGACAAGGCGCTCGCGGACGCGATTGCGTGGCGGGAGATCCGCACGCTCGCCTACCCGCTCGCGCAGATGCAGCTCGTCGTGGACCGCACCTTTTATCTCGTGCACCCAAGCGACGTGTTCGCGCTGACCGACGAGGACCTCGGTGTGATTCGCATGCCCGTGCGCGTGAAGCGCGCGGACCTGGGGGAGCTCGCTGACGGTCGAATTGTTCTCGACGTCGTGCAGGACGTTTTTCGCGCGGCTGCTGGAACCTTTGGTCCGCCAGGCGACTCGGGCTGGGGTCCGCCGGCAGACGAGCTCGTGGAGTTTCCGGCTGATCAGCAGGAGGCCTTCGAAGCGCCTCGGGCACTCACCTACCGCGATCCGTTCGCCACCACGGCGGACGCGGACAAGCTTTTTGCCTTCGCGCGCAAGCAAGGCGTTGAGGTCACGTTCAGGGTCATGGAGCGCCACGCTGTTGGCACGCCAGGCGGCGCGTTCTCCGAGGTTGGCGAGGTGTGGGGGTTCGCGTTCCTGGGCGAGCTCTCCGGCGCGCTCCCAGTCGGGTCTGCGTACCCGGCGGCGTCGCTCACGATCGTCCCAACCCCCGACACGCAGGCGACGCTTCTCGATGCGCTCCCGAGCGTCTCGAGCGATCTCGTCGAGCTCGGGACCGACCTTCTGACGCTGCTCATGGTGGACAACGAGTTCCTGCTCTGCCGCAGCGCGCAGGCGAGCGGGGCGAACGTGCAACTTCTGAACGTCTACCGCGGCGTGCTCGACTCCGTGCAGGAGGCTCACGCTTCGGGCGCGGACGTCTGGCTCGTCTTCGTGGGCGCCGGGATCTCAGACGAGACCGTCCCCGCCGGCAACAACGTCGACGTGAAGCTCCTACCGAGGTCCGCCACCGACGTCGTCGACGAGGGCGACGCCATCACGATCGCGTTCGCCATGACGAATCGCGTCCGCCGGCCGTACGCGCCGAGCGAGCTCAGCCTGAACGGCACGCGCTTCGCGACGACGGCGAGCCTGGAGGGCACTGGAACGGGCGAGACGGACGGGATCGATCTCGACTTCATGCGGCGGGACTTCCGCACGGCAGATGGGCACGACGAGATCGCGGCACTCGGCGTCGACGCTCCGACGCTCTTCCCCGACTACCCGGCCGCGCACACCACCACGCACGAGGTGGATGTG